AATATACAATGACTGTTTCTAATAATTGAGGTCGATATGTTACAAGTTTGGGCAAAATGGTTAGTTAATGATTGGAAGTATAATCGTTTCCGATTGATATGTGAAACTCTAGGTTCATTAGCATTTATTTCAATTTATGTATTAATGGCTTGGTATGGTGATGATGTTTGTATTACAACTATTTTTATAATTCAGTTGGTTGGTTCAACATTACATATTATTAATGCTTATATGAGAAGTAGTGTTAATTTGATTATGTTGAATACTATTGTAATTCTAATTGCTTTATTTGGATTAGGTAAAATACATTTGTGGGGTGAAGGAGAATTTATATTATGGTAGCCAAAGTATATGATATTATGTTATGCCAAGATGGTATTACACGAGCAGTTGAAATTGTTAATGGTTCACCTAAAGATCCTAGTTATGTGAATCAATGGAAAAAACCAAAAGAAGAAAAGAAAGAAAAGCCAAAAGTAAATATTCAAGATAGAATCAGAGAGCAGATGGAAGAATATATTGGCCAAATTGAAGGAAAGGTTGATGACTTTATTGAAAGTAATTACACACTTAAATATGATTGTTATGCTCATTTAAACGATCTTGGATGTAAGAGTGTTCATGCACGAAAAATGAGACCCTTTTATGTAGATTGTTATAATGAACTAGTAGATGTATATAATAAAGATGATGAATATTATATGGAATCTTGGAGTCATTTAAAACCAAAGTATCATAAAAAGATGATGGATTTTTATGGTGTAATTTGTGATGATATTGACCGACTGATTAAAAATGCTACGGCTCAAAGAAAGCCTAGAAAGAAGAAAACTCTTTCTGCAACAAGATTAGTCAGTAAATTAAAATATCAACAAGACTTTCCTGATCTTAAATTGGTTAGTATTAATCCAGAAAAGATTATTGGTGCGAGTGAACTTTGGATTTATAATACCAGATATAAAACACTTGGTGTATATTATGCAGTTAATGTTAATCGAGGATTATCTGTTAAAGGTTGTACTATACAAAACTTTGATAAAGATACATCAATCCAAAAAACTGCAAGAAAACCACAAGAGGTTCTTGAGGTTTTAAACAAACGCTCTTTGAAGAAACAGTTAAAAGAGATGAAAACCAAAGAGCAAAATATGACGGGTAGAATTAATTCCCAAACGATACTACTAGGAGTATTCTAATGCGTTATTTTTTATTTTTATATGTTGTATTCACATTATTATTTACACCATTGACTATGGCAAAGGATGTATTCATGTCAGTATCGGATTTAGTTGTTTATCAAGTCCATCAAGTTACTGGTGTCTTTGAGACAGTTCATAAAGCTGTTGACGAAAGGTTTGAACTACATTCAGACGAAAAGTTTAAAGAAGAACACGGAGTAGAAAGAAATATTGAAAAATCACTTGAAACAATTAAAGAGAAAATAAAAAAGATGGAAGAACCAGTAGCATGAAAGATAAATTCATACAAGCTCATTTACAGGTAGCCAGGATTTACGGACAGTTATCAACGGCTAAAAGATTAAAAGTTGGTTGTATTATTGTTAAAGATGATAGAATCATTTCTATTGGATATAATGGAATGCCAAGTGGTGCTTCAAATGTTTGTGAGAAGGATGGTGAAACTAAACCAGAGGTACTTCATGCAGAAGCTAATGCTATTTTAAAATTGGCTAAATCAAATGAGTCTGGTTTAGATTCATATATGTTTACTACTTATGCACCATGTTTGCATTGTGCTAAATTGATTCTACAATCAGGCATAACGGAACTTTACTATGAATTAGATTATAAGAATACAGAGGGGATAGATGTTTTGAAAAAATATTCCCATGTAAAGATTCATCAATATGAATCAGAAAAGGAATTTTTACAATTTATTGACGAAGGACTATTACCATACTCACATTGAAAGGTTATATTATGAAGCGTGAAACATTGATTAAGAATTTGGAAAAGAATGTAATGCAAATAACATTTAATAAAGTTAATGGTGAGGAAAGATTAATGCATTGTACCTTACATGAAACTTTTATTCCTGAAACAAGTGTTAATAATAAAAAAAAGAATGATGAAGTATTACCAGTATGGGATGTTGATATAGGAGCTTGGAGGTCATTTCGGTTAGATTCTGTAACAAATGTAACTAAACTTGAGGTGATTTAAATGATACTTATTGATTTTAGTAATGTAATCGTTGGTTCGATTATGGTGGCTCATAAAGTACCTAATGAAGAACGATTTAGTGAAGATTTTATTCGGCATTTAGTATTGAATAGTATTAGAGCATATCGAAATAAATACAAAAGTAAGTATGGTGAGGTTGTAATATGTACTGATTTTCATTCTAGTTGGAGGAAGAATATTTTTCCATATTATAAAGCCCACAGGAAAGTAGCGAGAGAAAAACAAAAAGAAGAAAAAGGCATGGATTGGAGTGCTTTATTTGACACAATAAGTAGAATTATTGAAGAAATAGATACTTATTTTCCATATAAAGTGGTAAAAGTCCCCCATGCTGAGGGAGATGATGTAATTGCCGTACTTTCCGCGGCAATTCAAGAAAAAACCTTGATTATTTCAAGTGATAAGGACTTCTCTCAGTTGTATAAATATAAATGGGTAAAGCAGTTTTCACCAATGAAGCAGAAAATGCTTAATGGAATAGATCCCAATGAGTATTTAAAAGAACATATTATTCGTGGAGATAAAGGAGATGGTATTCCTAATATTTTATCTGCGGATGATTGTATTGTAAATGGTGTAAGACAGAGGCCTATATCCAAGAAGAAAGTAGCAAATTGGATGGTTCAAGACCCGAAAGAATTTAAAGATGATATGAAACGAGGATGGTTGAGAAACAAAATATTAATTGATTTTGATTTGATTCCAAAAGATATTTCTGATGCTATTTTAAAACAATATAATGAAGAAAAGAAATATCAACAAGGCCAGTTAATGAATTATTTTATTAAGAATAGATTGAAATATCTTATGGAAAATATGGGAGATTTTACAAGATGACAAAATATATATCAGAGTTATTTGAAGAATTTGAAAAATTGAAATCAAGAAAAGCAAAGCTGGAATTTTTAAAAAAACATAAAGATAATGTTATGTTTAAAGCAGTTTTGCAAGGAACATTTGACCCTAATATTCAATGGCATTGTACAAAAGAGTTTCCGTCGTATGTTCCAGATGATGCTCCACTTGGTTTGAATCCTTCATCATTATTGAGTGAGATTCCCAAATGTGGTGTATTCGCTGTTGGTCATTCAAAGTCAAAGAATGTAACATCAAAACGAATGACTGAATTATTACTTCAAGTATTGGAGTCTATGCATCCAGCTGAGTCAATGATCTTTGAACAAATGATGAAAAAGAAACTTAAAGTAAACGGCCTAACTGAAAAATTAGTCCTAGAAGTGTTTCCAGATTTATATAGAAAGGTATAAAAAATGGATATATCCGTTGAAGGAGATTTAAAAACAATCGTCAATTTTGTTGCAAAAGGTAAAAAAACTGCAAAAAAATATGATGCTTTTGTAATTGAAGGTTTCCATGAAAAATATATTACTGTTGATGTTGAAGAATTATCAGATTCACCATTAGTTTTGAAGTGGGATAGCTTTATGTATTCCGGTGAAATTTTTGGTAATAAATTGTCTTGTGATTATAAAGTAAAACGGAATTTTACAGCCACAAAAGTAGCGCAAGGTTCAGATCAACCATCTGTTGTTGCAAAACGAAAGGTAAGTGGTAGGCCAATAAGTCAACAATAAGGAGGGGTAGTGTGTATATTTCCAAAGATAATTATATTATTCAGGAAATCCGAAACCAGACTAAAAATGAATTTATTCCAACAAAAAGTGTAATAACAAGATGGTTTAATATATTTAATGAAGAAATATTTAGTGATAAAATAAATCCTTTCCATGAAATTGAAATTAAAAGAAAACAAGGTTGTCATGCTGAGCATATTGCATTGGAAGAACAGGATGGATATATGTATGGGGTTCTTTCAATGAATGAAAGATTTAATGATAAGAATGAATTTTTATTTACATTAGCACATGAGATGGTTCATCAATGGCAATGGATGAATTTAAATAGAACAGACCATGGCCAATCGTTTTGGAAGTGGAAAAGTAGATTGGCAAAATTTGAAATACCATTGGGGGAAAGTATTTAATGCCAATATATAATTTTGAATGTACTAAGTGTGAAAATGTATTTGAATCATTTCAAACAATTGCTAATATGGATAAGCCATTAAAGATGCCTTGTCCTTCTTGTTTGAAAGATGGTTATATGATACGGATAGTGGGTTCACCAAGTTTAGGTGATATTTTAAAACTTGAAACAACACAAAAATCAACCAAACCATCAAACATTTTTAATGATAGGTTGAGAGAAATTAAAAAAAATTATCCCGGAAATACAATAGAGGTTAGAGAATGAAGAAATTTTGTTTAATGTTTATACTGTCATTTTTTATTATGGCAGCAGGTCCTAAAACAGCTGTAGGTCTTAAAATGGTCGCAGGTCCTTTAACACCTGAATTAGGTATGTATGGTAATGGTGAAGGTGGCACTAAAAAAGAACAACCAGAACAAATAAAACCATTGAGTGATATTATGGTTTATTGTAATACAAGAAAGTTTGTAGATAAAATGGTTCAAGAGGGGTATCGCTTGAAGCAAGCAGCAAAGGGTTTAGTCAATGACGAAAAACATAAAGATTTATTGGAATTCCAATTGTGGATGAACCCAATCAATAACCAATGGGCTACTGTATTTGTTTATAAAGAAATTGATAAAAGTTGTATAGTAGGTGGTAATCATATAGTATTGCGGAGTCCATAAGAAAGGAGTAAGTTCATGTATAAAAAGCTTATAACTTATACACTTACATTATTTTTGTTATGTTTTTCGCAAACAGCATATTCACATCATACACCGACAACAGCTGTAATTGAACAAATTATGCCAGTTGTTGTTGATGTTGTCTCAAAGAGAGATGACATTCAAAAACAGAACAAAGATTTATTTCAAAAAGGATTTGTTCCTTTTAATAAACATAATGTAGATGATACTGAACCCGTAAAAGCTGGTTCAGGATTTGTTATTAGTAGTGATGGATATGTGGTAACAAATGCTCATGTAATTTTGAATATCGTTGATAAGAAAGGTTCTACTCATCTTACTTTTAAAAACGGTGAACAATATGAAGCAGACCTAATAAATTATGATAGAGAGTCTGATATTGCTTTATTGAAAATTAAAGATGATGGTTCTTTTCCATTCGTAAAGTGGGGCAATACACCTGAAGTGGGTGAAAAATCTATAGCAATAGGTTCGCCGATGAATTTATCATTCACGGCAACATTTGGTACTATATCAGCTATTAATAGATTTGCTCCATCAGCACCACCTTATGTTCCGTTTATTCAAACAGATGCCGCAATGAATCCCGGAAATTCTGGTGGCCCTTTATTTAATAGTCATGGAGAACTTATAGGTATTAATACCATGATTATATCAGCTGGTAGTGATGCTGGAAGTATTGGACTTGGTTTTGCTATTGATGGTGATTATGCACAACATATTATTAAACAATTAAGAACAGGTGAAAAAATAATAAGGCCATTAGTCGGTATTGTATTTCGAGGAGCTACAAAGAAAGAGTATAAAGATATTGAAAATGGTGTAGGATCTTATATAGAAGAAATTGTACCATTTAGTCCGGCTGACAATCTTTTAAAGACGGGTGATATTATTTTAAAAATTGATGGTGTTGATGTTAAAGTGAAAATGTTAGCTACAGAAATAGCTATAAGAAAACCAAACACAGATGTTGTTTTTACTATAATTCGTGATAACCAGTTAAAAAACATTACTGTTAAACTTGGAACAAGAACAAAATGAGAAAACAATTTAATCATGTAGATGACCTTGATGATTTACAAATTCCAGAGAGACAAACAGTAAAGGGTGAAAGAAGATATGTAACACCAGAAGGTAATATATATCCATCCATTACAACTATTCTCGGCAGTCAACCAAAGCCGGGTTTAGTTGAATGGAGGAAAAGAGTTGGTGATATAGAAGCCAATAGAATAATGAAAGAGGCTTCTTCATTAGGTACTGCTGTACATAATTTATGTGAACAGTATTTATATAATGAGAAATTAAAATCTTCAAATAATGAAGCAATAAGTATATTTAATCGTTTGAGATTTTTATTAGGTAATGTAGATAATATAGTTGGTTTAGAAGTTCCCTTATATAGTGATCAATTAAAAGTTGCTGGTACGGCAGATTGTTTTGCAGATTATAATGGTGTATTTTCTGTTATTGATTTTAAAACATCAAAGAAACCAAAGAAAGAAGAATGGATTGAAGATTATTTTATTCAAGCATTTTTCTATGCAATAGCATTCTTTGAAAGGACGGGTGCAATACCAGAACAAGTAGTTATAATGATTGCTGTTCGTGATGTTTTTGAAGTTCAAGTATTTAAGAAGTCTATGGATGAATTAGATACTTATATTGATAAATTAATTGATATAATGAAAAAACAACCACAAGTAATACAAATAGGATAGGGAGAAGTAAAATGTCAGACGAATTTAATATCAATGATTATGCTGAATCAATGGATTTTGGCTTTAATATTGTTGATGAAGCTGAAGTAGAGAATTATGAAACCGAAATTAAAAATAGAGTAGCTGTTGAAGGTACTACTGTTGATACCTCTGCTTTAGAAAATAAAATTGATACATCTATTAAGTTAATTGACCAGTTAGTTGAAATGCGAAAAGGTGATGAAACACAAATAGATATTCTTAAAAAAGAACATAAAGAAGATATGTTGAAAGTTGAAAAGATGATTATGCCATTATTGTATAATTTGATGAAAAATCCAGAAGATATATATATTAAATGGCCGAATCGTAAAGAGATTATCCAGAAACAAATTTCAAAAATAGTAGCAGTTACGAGAAAATAGTATAGGAAAGAATATGATTCAAAATTTTATTATGTGTAGTATTTTTATTCTGAGTACAGGATGCACAGCTATGGTGGATTTGGCAGTTGGTACAGCGGGTGGTGCATTGGGTAACATGATTGATAGAAGGGTTGAAGATTATTTGGGAAATGACGCAGCATTATCAGATGAAAAACTTGATGGAAAAATTACTAAAAAAAAGGAGAAATAAACATGGCGTGGGTACCTGTTTTAAATAAAGCTAACCAGAATACAGAATGGCAATATGAAAATACTGCTACGGCATCTAATACATATTCAGACGCAAATGGTTCATATTCAGGTGGTATAAGAACTTTTACATTTGCTAATGGAAATGTACAACAAACTTATGTAAGATGCCGAAAAGCAGGTGAAACAATAGAACGAGGTGAATTGTCTAGGGATTTTTTTGAAGAACATTAAAATTGTTGAAGGAGTTGGTTATGTTATACAAAAATTATGTAAATGGTAAGTGGGTTGATTGTGAATTATATAAAGTTTTTGAGAATTCAAATCCTGCAGATATTACAAATGTAATTGGTAATTTTCAAGATTCTGGTGAAAGTGATATTAACCATGCGGTTGAATGTGCCATGGAAGCATTCAAAACTTGGAAGGATGTTCCTGCACCCAAAAGGGCAGAGATTCTTTTCAAGGCCGCAGAGATTTTAGTAAGAGATAAAGAATGTATTGCTAAAGGAATGACACAGGAGATGGGTAAAGTATTACCTGAAACCCGTGGTGATGTTCAAGAAGCAATAGACATTGCTTACTATGCAGCTGGTGCTGGTAGAAGATTGACAGGTGAAACAGTACCATCTGAAATGAAAAACAAATGGAGTATGAGTGCCAGATTACCCTATGGTGTAATTGGCATGATTACACCGTGGAACTTTCCAATAGCAATTCCTGCATGGAAAGCATTTCCTGCTATCGTTGCAGGTAATACAGTAGTTTTAAAACCAGCAGAAGATACGCCGTGGTCTGTTATTAAACTTGCTGAAGTATTCCATGAAGCAGGATTACCAGCTGGTGTATTTAATGTTGTAACTGGTT